CGCTGCAATACCGCAGCGCGCGCGAGCACAACGACGAGCGCCATATTTGCCCGCTGCAGCTGGAAGTGATCCGCCGCGCGGTGAAGCTCTGGAGCAATCCTGGCGATCTAGTGCTGTCGCCGTTCATGGGCATCGGCAGCGAGGGTTATGTCGCGCTGCAAATGGGCCGGCGCTTTGTCGGAGTCGAACTCAAAGAAAGCTATTGGGAGCAAGCCTGGCGCAACCTCGAAAGCGCCAATCAGATCAACGACGGGCTGTTTAAATGAAAAAATTCACCGGGTCACAACAGCACGGGAGGTAGTTTCTCACTGAGTTAACTATTTATTTTTTGCTGTCTCTGACATGCTTCTTAAAAGACCGTTCGACGCCCCGGCTCTCTCCGCCTCATGGCATAGCCCGCCGGCGTGAACCATCCCGCAGCCAGACATCAGCAGCCAACGCCGTGTAGGGGCGCAATGAATTGCACCCGCGGCGGGAAGGGAGGCTGTATCCGATGTCACGTCCGCATAAGAACTGGGCTCCGCTCGATCATCAGATCAATCACGACCCAGAGGTGTGGATGTTCACCGACCTGTACGGTGACCGGGCGCTGCGCACGTTGGCGCAGGTGATCATCAACATCGACAAATCGGACAATCACTGGAAGCTCAGCGGCGACTGGGCCGGGGTGCTCGGCCGGCTGACACACCAGTATCCGCGCAAGGTTTGTGAACAGGTTATCTACATGATCGACACAGGCTGGCTAGTGCCGAAAGTCAGTTCTTCTACCGGAGAAGAACCGGAGAAGAATGGTAGAAGATTGGTAGAAGAAACGCAGAAGAAAGGATCTTGTTTGGTTCTTGGCTCGCCTAACTACGCGAAATTTCACCCGAAGCAGGTACAAAAAGGGTACACACATAACATAACAAAACATAACATAACATATAAAGATAAAGAGAAGAGCGCTGGCGCGCCTCTATCTTTTCCAAAGAGTGAAGACATCGGACTCGGAGAAAAAGACCCGATGGCGATCGTCGGCGCCGAGCTCTGGGGCCGGCTCGAGGCGATGTGGCGGGAGAAGGGCAAGCGGCTGTCGATCTGGGAGCGCGAGGCGATCGGCCTGCAGCTGCGCGAGCTGGCCAAGGCCGGCCAGGACCCGGCGCGCGTGGTGCGCAAGGCGCTGCAGGGCGGCTGGCTGCACCTGCACCCGGTGGCGGGCGGCAAGGAGCTCCCCGACAGCGGCGAGACGCTGGACGAAATCAAGGCGCGCATCGCGGCGCGCAACGGAGGGGCCGATGGAAAGAACCGTCTTCAATGACTGCTTTTTGTGGCTCGAAAAGTTTCACGGCAAACGCGACATGATCAGCAGCGAGTCCCAGGATAAATATTTCTCCGCCTTCAAGGACGAGCACGATGAGGTGTTCTGCGAGGGCGTCAACATCTCGACCGAGAAGCTCGCGCCCGGCCAGTTCCCGACCATCGAGAAGCTGCGCCGCTTCTGCACCGAGGCGCGCGAGAAACTGCAGGCAAAAGAGAAACAAAACGAACCGCGCCACCTGCCCGCGCCGCCGCCCCTGGGCGACATCCGCAACGTGCCGCGCGGGGTGGAGGCGATCGCGCTAGTGCAGAAGATCACCTTGACCGGCCTGACCGCCGACGTGCTGGCCGAGATCGCCGAGCTGCACTCGCCGGCCTGGGACCGGATCGATTGGCGCGCCGAGCTCGCCGCCTGCGCGGAGATCCGCGCCAACGTGGCGCGCCGGGGGAACCAGGAATGAACGTGTTCGCGATCGTGGCTCGTGTAGCGGCGCGATTCATTGCTCCCTAATCGATGGCGGGGACTGTCGATGCTTTTAATCCGCAGGATCAAGACCGGTGAGTACGTAAGCGACTATGAAGATCGCGCTGGCTATCGACATGTCGCCTTTACCACCAAAGTCGAGCAGGCGATGCGTTTTGACGAGACGAATGCGGCGCGCTTGTGCGACCTGGATTTTTTCGGGAAGCGATACCGCATCGGTGGCTATAACGGGATCGCTGGCAAACCAGAGTACGAGCGAGAAGACGTTTTGATGTCGCCGATTCATTAGTGAGTCGCGAGCGCTTCGGCCTCAAATAGCCTGGAATGGGTGGAACCGTTTTTGGGCGAGGCTGAAGCGCTGACGGTTTGGAGGTCAGATGGGCAAATTACAGATCGCAGTGGTGAACGTCGAAGGCACCGACGAGTCGATCCGGGACGCTTTGAAAGCGGGGCTGACGATGATCGAGCACACGAACAACGGCTACCCAATCGCGCTGGCGGATGAGCGCGAAGTCAAAACCGCGGCGCGCGAGATCAGCAACGCCACGGTGGCGCGCGCAGTGGCGAAAGTCCGGCGCGGCGCGGAAAACCCGGCCGCGAAAAAGACCCGGGCAAAATACACCGGGCCGAGATTGCCGTGTCGCAAGGGCTGCGGCCGGACGCTTAAAAATCCCCAGGCGCGCGGCAAGCACGAAAACGCATGTACGGCGCCGGCGAAGCCGGCGCAGGACCCAAACGTTTATCCGTTCGAGTGCGGCAGTTGCGAGCAGCGCTTTATGTCCGCCATCCGGCGCGACAACCACGAGCGCGACAAACATCCGGATGCGGCGTAGGAGCGAAGCGATGAATCCCACGGTCTACATCGACGACGGGTTCGCGACCGATGCGGAGGCCAAGTTCTGGCGCGAGTTCGTGCGCCTGCACTGCACGCACGGCCACGACCTGCCGATCCGTCATTTCACGTGGAACTACGCCGTCGGGCAACAAGAGAAGCGTGAAGCGTATCTCGTATCTCGTGATTCGTCCGGAAAATCCCCCTTACATCCCCCTTTATCAAAGGGGGAAAGAGGGGGATTCGGACGAGATACGAATAACGAATAACGAATAACGAATAACGAGATACGAACAACGAGCGATGAACGCCGCACAAAAAACCAGATCCGATACGAGATACGACCGACGAGATACGAGATACGCGCCCGCCGCGGCGCCCGATCACCTGCTGCCCTACGAGTTCGCGCGCGACCAGCGGCCCTCGCAGCACACGCCCGAGCGCGCCCTGCTGCTCGCCGTGCTCGCCGACGCGGTCGACATCGTCACCGGCAGCGGCAAGCGCACCGAGCACAGCACGCGCCAATCATTGCTGCGCGCCGACACGGTGCGGTGGTTTTTCTCCGACGAGAGCGATTTTATATTTGCGTTTCTGTCCATCTGCGACCTGTTCGATTTCAACGCCGGGAAAATCCGCGCCGCGCTCAATCTCCAATCGATCGAGTGCCCGGTTCGCCGCCGCGGCCGCCGCCAAATCTGGAGCGAGGGAAGACGCCGGAGGGTAAAAACCGCCGATGGATGACGATGTCAAAACGGATGAAAAATTGGTCGACGATATGCGCCACGCGCTCGCCGTCGCAAGCGCAATGCGCAAGGCGCAGAAGCAATACTTTCGGAACAGGAAGCAGGAGGATCTGGTGGAGTCGAAGCGCCTCGAGGCGGCGCTCGATGTTCGCCTCGCAGACCTGGCACGGAGGATGGAGTGAAGCTGACCAATAACCTGCGGAAGATCATTCTCATGCAATTCAAAGATGGCGCCAGCGTCGACTATCTTGCCAAGCTCTACACGCTGAAGCCGCCGACCGTCGAGCAGGTGCTGCGCGTGAAAATGATCGAGGACGAGGGCAGAGCGCCGGCCGACCAACCGGAGGAGCGGAGCGACGCATGAAAATTTTAATCGCCAAACGCCTCGGCAACTCCACCATGAGCGTCGAGATCGAGGAGCGCCAGGACAAAGAGGCGATGCTCAAGGCGGCGTTTTTTCTGACGCCCGACGTCTGCGGCCTGTGCGACGGCATCAACGTGATCTGGGAGGGCCGCCGCGCCAAGACTGACAACGGCATGTTTACTTACATCTCGCGGCGCTGCTTGAAGTGCGCCGCGCAGTCGACCGCCGGCGAGTACAAAGACGGCGGCTATTTCTGGAAGAAGTGGGAAATCTACCGTGGCGGCCACCCGCCGGAGGAACCGTGAGGAACTCGGGCATCACCAACTCATCGCACCAGGCCGCCGTGCGCCGCCAGGCCGACGCCGAGGACGTGGTGAATTACTACAAACTCAAGGCGCAGGTGGCCGCGCAGCGCGAGGTGATCGCCGACCTCGAGCGCCAACTCAAAGCGGCGCGCGAGCTGATCGACGCCTACGGGCGGGCGGCGCTGTGAGTGCGCCTGACCGACGGAGGGTTCATGCCCTATAAGAACCGCGAAGATCATCTGGCGTTTCGACGGCGATACAAGAAAACGTCTAATTGGAAAGAGTGCACAAAATACTATGACGCGGCTAAACACGCCAATGAGAGGGCGGCGGTTTATGGCGCACCGGGCAAGCTGACTGCCACGGATGTTAGGGAAATTTTCGAAAAAACTTCCGTCTGCGCCTATTGCCTATCCAGTGATGATCTCAGTTTGGATCATGTGAAACCGCTACATATCGGAGGAATAAATGCGCCGGAGAATCTTGTCGTATCGTGTCGGTCATGCAACGCATCAAAATTCCGCAACGTCGCTCCACGCCAATGGTCGCGATTCGGAGATAGCTGCAAGTGTTGCGGAACCAAAGAAAAAAAACACGTCAGCAAAGGACTCTGCAATGCTTGTTACCAGGCAAAATTCAGTCAGCGAGCGCGTATTCTTGGGGAACATAATAAGGGCTGCGCGCATTTGCGGATGGAAAATCGCCCACTTCCGGCCAGCCTTGACTAAAGACGGTTGGCGGACGGCGGTGCAGGGGGACGGCAAAGGTTGGCCCGATTGTGTTTTGGTGCATCGGAGAAAGAAACGATTGCTTGTAGCCGAACTCAAGTCAGCAACCGCGCAGCTTACGGACCAACAGCAAGAATGGCTCGATGACTTTCGCGCGCTGCCGTTTGCCGAAGTGTTTGTATGGCGCCCGGCGGACTTCGATAAAGCATGGGAGATTTTAAGCCAATGACTGAAGCGCGGTGATGAACGGTTCCCGAGCGGCGGGCTCCAGGGCGGAAGGCACTCCGTGCTGTAACTCTGATGCATCCCGAAACAGGCGGCTTGGCTCGCGGCCTGGACACCGCGTTTCATTGATTTGCTGATCAACGCGATCGAGGAGGTGCTGAAGTGACCGAACTCTTATCAAACGAGTACGTGGTCGATCTCACCACCATCGGCCAGGGCGCGGCGGTGGCGCTGTTCGACGCCGAGCTCAAAAAAGTTTTGGACAACATCGCCGACCCCAACACGGAGGCCGAGGCGGTGCGCGAGATCACGCTGAAGGTGCGCTTCGCGCCGGGCGAGACGCGCCGCTCGGCGGCGCTCGGCATCGAGGTCAAGTCCAAGCTCGCCGGTCACAAGGGCACCACCGGCGCGGTGTTTTTCGGCATCGTCGAGGGCAAGCGCGCCGCCGTGGAGTCCGACCCGACGCAGGGGAAATTATTCGACAAGCCCGAAGGCAAGGTCACGCCGATGACGGCGAAGGAAGAAAAATAGGCGTTCGTAGGGCGCGATTCAGTGGAAGATGAAATGGTACGTCCGCTGCGGGCCAGGCAAAGAGATGGTGGTCGAAACCGACGAGACCGTACTAGATCGCATCGTCGCGCTGGCGATCGTGCAGTATCAGCCGAAAAATCTTGGCACGTTTTACGGCATCCGGCACGAGGGCGAAAAGATCAAAGACAGACTCTGGGGTCTGACGGAATGGGTTCTGAAAAAGCACTTGATGCAGGAGGCAACCCCGCAGGAACAAGCGCCGGTCGAAGCACCCGACGATCCTTGTTGGGGATGCAGGCATCGCCGACGATTTCACACCGCCAATGGATGCGGCGAGCGGCATTGCCGATGCAAAGGGTTTGAAAATCTCTGAGGCGAAGGAAAGGCGTTAGGGGGTAAATCATGGGCATCGATGCCGAAGCGATCGAGAAGATCGTCGAGATTGCACAGCCGGAAATTTATGAAACCGACGGCCGGCAGGTATCCTCCGCGCCGCTGCACAATATGCCGCTGCCGGAGGAGCCGCGCTACCCGACCGTCAGCCTATGCACGCTCGGCGGCCTGGTGAAGTTCGTCGCCGATTTCGCTTTGATCTACTTTCCTGCGACAGCCCCCGCCACTCGGATGATTACCGTCCTGAGCCCGACCTGCGTGCACTTTGTCGGTCCGGAGATGGGCATGCGCCGCGAGCGCGACATTTACGCAGGGGTGTTGATCACGCCGCCGCCGTTCCGGTTCGGCCAGTACAGCGACCTGGAAATGTTTCGCGTGGAACTTTTGACCCGCTTCGAGGAGACGCCCAACCGCGCGGCGATCCTCAACTTCATTGCCAAGATCAACGACGAGGCGATCCGCACGCTGACCGACAGCGGCATCTCCCAGACGGTCCAGGCCAAGGTCGGCATCGCGTCGTTCGGCAACGTCGAGGTGCCGTCGCCCGCGCTGTTGGCGCCGATCCGGACGTTCACCGAGATCGACCAGCCCGAGGGCACGTTTATTTTCCGCATGAAAAAAGGCCCGAGCGGTCCCGAGGCGGCGCTGTTCGAGGTGTTCACCGACTGGCAGCGCACGGCGGTGGAACGGATTCGCGCCCACTTGGAAACTTTCGACGAACTGAAGGACGTCCCGATCTATGCGTGAGGGAGTGATGAGAAATTTACGAATGAAAGAAAAGCTCGAAGCGAAAAAAGCCATCGACGTGCGCACGATCGGCACGGTGATCGCGCCCGGCAAATTCGAGATCATCGAGTTTCAGGACGATATGGATTACTGCGATGGCGGCGAGGAGCAGTGGATCTGGAGCATCGGCAAAGAGCTCGCGACCGGCAAGATCATCGCCTCAACCGCCAGCGATCTCTATCGCAACCCCAAGTACGAGTGTTTATTTCTGCGATGAAGGAGTGCCGATGCGTGAGAACGAGCTGGTGAACGAACAACAGCGGGGCGAGTCCGACCGCTTCACGGCGATCTGCTGCCTGGTCACATTCATCCTGCTGCTCGCCGCGTTTCTGTTCGTCGCGCTGCCGCTCGCCGCGCACATGGTCGACGTGGTGCTGCGCTTTTGGGGGCTGCGGTGAAGCGCGACGAGATACGAGCGACGCAGATCGCCCGGCTCAACGACTGCTTCGCGCGCCAGCGCGCCGAGACCAAGGCCGAGGGCGTGCGCGAATATCTGGAGGAACGAATGGCTAAAACGAAATCGAAAATGCCGCCGCTCGAGCCGAGCTCGCCCGCGCCGCTCGAACCCGACTCACCGGTCGAATGGCAAGAGGCGGTCAACTGCGCGCACTTTCTGCTGCTGCTCGACGCCGCGCGCGGCTACGGCCTGGTGACTGGCGGCCCGGAAGTCAACGCGGTGCGCTGCACGGAGATCGTCAAGCGCGGCCGGCGCATGGGCTACAAGCCAACCGCGAGGTGGTGAGCGATGTAGGGGCGCGATTCATCGCGCCCTCAGGAGAACAGCACATGATCACGTACTACGACATGGACGGCAAGCCAATCGATTTTCCGACCTGGAAAAAACTCTTCAATGACGTCCCCGGCCGGCAGATCGCGGAGTTTGTCGACGCGCGGCTGAGAATATCTACGATGTGGATGGGCTGCGATCAAAACCCGTCTGGCAGCCGGCCGCTGATTTTTGAAACGATGATTTTTGTCAACGAGGGCGCCGACGTGGCACCCGAGTTCGACCAGTCCTATTGGTGGTGGCATACGAAAGAGGAAGCCAAAGAGGGACACGACGTCGTGGTGCATTGCTACCGCGAGGGCATCGATCCGGAAGGGCCGGTGCGCGCCCTGCGCGAGAAGCACAGCAAAATTAGGAGCGTCGATGGCGATCACTGACAAAAAACAAGACGACGGCATGATCAACGTGTCGAGCATCGTTTCGGCCACGACCGGCGAAGCGGTGATCCAATTTACCTGGGGCGAGAAGCGCGCGCAGTTAACCGTCGACGAGGCGCGCCAGCACGCGCTCGGCGTGCTCGAGTGCGCCGAGGCCGGAGAAACCGACGCCTTCATCGTGGAGTTCTTCCATAAGGAGCTCGGCATGGAGATGCAAAAGGCGGTCGAGGTCCTGCGCATGTTCCGCAGCTATCGCGAAGCCCGGAGCCCGGAGACAAAACAATGAGCAAACCTACGCGCGAATTTCTTATCGAAATCACCAAGCGACTTGCCGACGAGGGCAAACTTATAGAGGCGGGGTGGGTTGGATTCAAACTCGTCGCCGTTCCCGAGACCGCTTCGGAAGTTCAGATTGCCGAAATGAGAACTGCCTTCTTTGCGGGTGCTCAAAATTTGTTCGGCAGCATCATGACCATGCTTGATCCGGGAAGCGAACCGACGGAATCGGATTTTAAGAAGATGGATTTGATCCATGAAGAATTGGAACAGTTTCTCGTCGAGTTTAAGGCTCGACACAACTTGCAAGGCGGCCGCGAGGGAAACAAACAATGAGTCGTCACTTAACGAAAGTCGAAGTCCAAATGCTCACCGGCGAGGATTTGCAAAGACTCATCGAGTCGCACCCGCTGGAGATCGTTATCGGCGGCGTGAGCGCGCTGCACCTGCTCGGCGCGCTCCAATTGGTCCTGCGCCATCCCGGCTTTAATGAAACCGTCCCGGCCCAGACCGCGCGCAAGCTCGCCGAACGACTCGAAGCGCACATCGTCGCCGCCTCGCCGGGCATGGCGCAACTCTGCAAAGAAGGCTGGAACCCCGAGGCCACGCTCAGCCCGCAAGGGCCGACATACCTGCTCGGCGCGACCGATCTCGGCGCGAAGTATATCCGCTGCCTCGTCTGCGGCCGCGACAGCTTCAACTTAAACGACATCGAGCACAAATACTGCGGCTTCTGCCACAAATTCCACGAGGATCAACGGCCGTGAAAGAACCGCACCGGCAGGCTCGACCCGATCCACCGCAACCCGCCGCCGCCCAAACCCAAGAGCTAAAATTATTTACCGAGGTGTGTCATGGCCCAACCAACAAACCCATTTGACCTATTGATCGACCAGGTGCGCCAGGCGGTGCGCGAGGAGGTGCGGAGCGCGCTGCAGCAAGGCGCGGCGCCGGAAGGGGCGAAGGCCGAGCCAGAGCCCGAGTGGATGCGCGCCGAGGATCTGGCGAAAAAATACAAGCTGCCGAAGAGCCTGTTTGACGAGAAGGCGCGCGCCGGCGAGATCATGCGTTGCCGTCCCGGGCGCCACATTCTGATCAACGTGGCCGACGCCGAGCGCTTCCTGCGCAGCTACGCGGCCGGCGGCGGCAACGGCAAGGATCACTGAGGTTTTGGGTCTGGTTGTTTCCGTAAGCCGGTTATGCTAGTGTCGCGTCATGATTAAATACATCGCACACGGCGGACATGGGGTTCATGGTAGTCGGATCAATCTTCTACAGTCGAAAACCACCGGCGTTTTCTTTTCGGATTACCGTGAGAGGCGTAGTCGCAAATGCATTAGGCGCAGCTTAGGGACGACTGATTTGACTGAAGCGAAAAAGATGATCGCGACCCTCAGCGAACAGAGAAAAATGAAAATGTTGACGGGAGGAGACGACAGGGAGGTTTTGTATGTGATCCAGCGGGGTGCCGACGGACCCGTTAAAGTTGGCATCTCTCGGCGGTTACAACACCGGCTGATTGCCTTACAAAGTGCCAACGCGGAAAAGCTCTCGATTCTTCGAACCTACAGGATGTCCGATGTGGAGAAAGCTATTCACGCGGAGCTTGGAATAGAATCGAGGCTGAATGGCGAATGGTTTCCGGCCGAACTTCTGGCGCGGGTTGATTCCTTTTTCGGCAAAAGGAAGGCCCTATGAAAACCGCCGTGCAAGAGTACCTGGCAAAGATCGGCGCCAAGGGCGGTAAAATATCCCGGCGCGTGCTGACGACCGAGCAGGCCCGGGCGATGGTCAAGGCGCGCGTCGCCAAGAAGAAGCAGCGCGAAAGGAAAAACAAAAGGAGCAGCGATGGCGATCACAATAGTTCGCGGTAAATATCGGGTCAATCTCCGCCTCAAAAACCGCGAAAAGGTCCAGCGCACGTTTAGATTGAAAAGCGAGGCCGAGGCCTTTGAGATCGAGACAAAGCGGCAGGACCGCCGCGGGCAATTTTTCCGCGAGTCAAAAGAGACCGTCGCCGAACGCGCACTGGAATGGTTGAGGCGAAAGGAGGCGATGGAGGGCAGCTACCGTTTCCGCACGCTGCAAAACTACGAAATCCACATCCGGAAATATATCATCCCCGAACTCGGCGCCATGCGCGTGCAATTGCTCACGATCAAAGATTGCGAGGACGCGGCGCTGATCTGGATGGCCCGCCGATCGGCCAATACGGCCAACAAGGCGCTTCAGACGCTGGGCATGATTCTCGACGAGGCGCTGCGCCATCGCCTGGTGGAAATTAACGTCGCGGAAAAAGCCGAACGGCTGAAGATCAGCACCGAGGAAGAGGACGATGGCGGCGAGATCCAGCCGGAAGATGTTTATACCGACGATCAACTCATTGCGCTGATCGACGCCACCGAGGCCGGCACGCCCGATCGCCTGTTGATTAAGCTCGGCGGGTTTTGCGGCTTGCGGATCGGTGAAATTCTTGGGTTAAGCTGGCCGGCCGTCGATCTTAAAGGCGCGGCGCCGAAAGTCCGGGTCGTCAAAAACCTCGTATCGGAGAAAAAGGCAAAGGCGGATTTTCCTGGCTATGGTGCGACCGGCCGGACGCTTAAAGAACCGAAGAAAAAGTCTAAGCGCAAGCTGGACGCGCCGGCCGATCTGGTGCACGACCTTCGCCTATGGAAGATCCGCTGCCCGCCGACCCGGCCGCAAGAGTGGGAGCTTTACAAAGACGGCAAGCTGGTGGGCAAGACCGACCCGCTCGCCAAGCAGCTCATCATGGCGACCGTCGAGGGCAAGCCGTTTCAAAGCAGCGCCGCGCAGGATTTACTTGACGCGGCGACCGACCGCGCGAACGAGAAAATTGAAAACAAAGAGGATCAGGTGCCGCGCCGCACGCTCCATCGGCTGCGCCATACTTTTGGATCGCAATTGCTCAAGGACGGCGTCGCCTTGAAGGATGTCAGCCATTATCTCGGCCACAAGGATATCAGCATCACCGCGCGCACCTACGCGCACTTCATCGAGGATAATTCGACCGCGATCGCCGACTATGCCTCGCGCATCATGGCGCGGGCCGGAAAGAAAACCAAGAAATGATGGGCCGTCAAGGTGGGCCAAATGTGGGCCACTCGCTGGCACTGCCAGCAACGCGCCACAAGCGCCAGGCTGAAATAAACCGCGCCGCGCTTGATCTTTATTCCGGCCTCATCGCGCCATCACGCGGCAAAAAGCAACGCAGTCCTTCTTCGGATCTGAGGGTTGGGGGTTCAAATCCCTCCGGGCGCGCCAGAATCCCGCTTTTTTTCAATAGGTTAGATAAAGCTTCGAAATCCGCCAACCGCCAAAGTGGGCCCAAAAGTGGGCCGCGCGCGATAAACAGAATTGGGGGGGCCCCCAGCTCCGCTGCGCCGACTGCGGGTAGACGACCGCGCGGAATCGCTAGGGTGTGGGCCTCACAGGGGGGGTTATAATTATTAAAAGTAAAAACGGGGAGCAAAAAGTTTGGGTGGGCGTAGCGGGGTGAGCGCTGGCGGATGGCCAAGGCTAGGAAGAATACCCAGGAGCAATTTGCCAAGCTTGTCGGCATATCGCAGCCGGAGGTGTCGAAGCTGCAGCACAAGGGCGTGCTTACGCGCGGCGCGCCGATCGGGCAGCAGCTCCAAGAGTACCTTACGCACCTGCGCGCCGTGGCGGCGCAATGGCGCTCGGAGGACAGCGAGATCGATATCGTCAAGGAGCGCGCGCTGCTCGACCGGCGCAAGCGCGAGCTTATCGAGATCGAGCTGGCGCAGTTGCGCCAGGACCTCTGGCCAACCAAGGCGATCGGCGCCGTGTTGCACCAGGAGCACACCAATGCAAAAAACCGCTGGCTCTTTCTTCCCAACTCTTTCAAGTCGTTTTGCCCGCACATCGCGGCGCGCGACATCGACGTGCTCGACCGCCTGGTGCGCGAGAATTTAACTCAGCAGACCAATGACCAGCTCCCTCCCGATATCCGACACATGGTACAGCGATACTTTGACGAGCTACATGCCGCCGCCGAAGCTGACGGTGAGCCAGTGGTCGGACCGCTACCGGCGGCTGAGCCCCGAAAGCAGCGCGGCGCCAGGGCCGTGGCGAACGGCGCGCACGCCGTACCTAAGAAAAATCATGGACGAGGTAAATGACCCGGCGATCGACACTATCGTGTTCATGGCGTCGTCGCAGGTCGGCAAGGCACTCGCGGTTGATACGCCGATTCCAGTTGCCGAGGGCTGGAAAAAAATGGGCGATATCGAGGTGGGCGATCGCGTGTTCGATGAAACGGGGAAAACGTGCCAGGTCACGTTTGTCACTCCGATTATGCTTGGCCGTGAGTGTTTTAAAGTCGCGTTTTCCGATGGTTCAGAACTGCTCGCCGATGGCGAGCACAGATGGCTCGTCCACGACGGACACGGGGCCAAGGCAAACTATAAAATCGTCACCACAAACGAAATACGCCGCACTCAACACCTCGACGGCAAAGGGGACAAAAGCAACCGATATGCAATCCCGGTCGCCGGAGCGCTTTGCGATCTACCGGCGGCTGATCTCCCGGTCGATCCCTACGCGCTCGGACAATGGCTCGGAAACGGCAACAGCCATTCCGCCCAAATCACACTCAATGCCAAAGACTCAAACGAAGTTGCCGAAAACCTCCGCGCGTGCGGTCACAGGGTCATCGAGCGCAGGATAGATAAGCGGGCCGGAAACAATGCCGCTAACTTATTGATTGATCCCTATGAGCGCGGTCCTATCTGCACACGAAATCACGACACCCGCGCTCTCGGTCTCACGAAGAAGGGGTATTGCGCCGAGTGCGCTAGGCAACACAGCATGGCCCATCAATACGGCACCCCCAAGGACCCCGTTTCCAATCCGATCTGCAGCCTGGCGCGAAGGCTTGAACAGCTCGGAGTACTGTCGACTTCGAAGTGTCCGCGGCCCAAGCAGATTCCGTCAAGTTATTTGCGCGCCAGTTACAAACAGCGGCTCGATCTGTTGCAAGGACTGTTGGATAGCGACGGATACATTTCTCCGAAAACCGGCCGCTGCGAGTTCGCTACCACGTCGGCTATTCTTGCCGACGGGTTTGGCGATCTTCTTGCCGGCTTGGGAATTAAATACAGACGCAAGACAAAAACTCCGACGTGCCGATATCTGGGAAAGATAGTACAAGGCAAGGTCGCATGGGTCTTTTCGTTCATGGTGTACGAAGACAAGCCGGTCTTTCGCTTACGTCGCAAACGGGCCTTATTAGCTGCGCGGTGCGGTCGCCGGACAACGGAAACCGAACGGCGGCGAATCGTGCGGGTGGAGTCGGTGCCGTCAAAACCGGTGCGCTGTATTCAAGTCGACAGCCCGAGCCATCTCTACCTCGCCGGCCGGACGATGATTCCGACCCACAATACCGAGACGCTGCTCAATATCACCGGCTACTTCATGCACCAGGACCCGTGCGCGATTCTTTTAATAGAGCCGACGCTCGAGATCGCCGAGGCGTATAGCAAGGACCGCCTGGCGCCGATGATCCGCGATACGCCGGTGCTGCGCGATATTATCCCCGAGCCGCGCACGCGCGACGGGGGGAACACCTTGCTCCATAAAGGGTTCAGGGGCGGCCACGTCACGCTGGTCGGCGCCAATAGTCCGTCGGGGCTTGCCAGCCGGCCGATCCGGATTATTTTAGGCGATGAGATCAGCCGCTATCTACCGTCCGCCGGCACCGAGGGCAACCCGCTGCGCCTCGCCGACGCCCGCGCGACGACGTTTTGGAACCGCAAGAAAATCTACACCTCGTCGCCCGGCATCGCGGGGTTGTGCAACGTGAGCCGCGAGTTCGAAAACTCCGACAAGCAATATTTCCACGTCCCCTGCTACCGCTGCGGGCGCGGCCAGGTGCTCGAGTGGAAGCAGGTCATGTGGGACAACGGCCGGCCCGAGACGGCGCACTACGTCTGCTGTTATTGCAGCGCGCCGTGGAACGACGCCCAGCGCGTCGAGGCGATCTTCGGCGCCGAGGAGGCCGGCTTCGGCTGGGTCGCCACGGCCACGTCGGACGGTGTCGCCGGCCATAGTATCTGGGCCGCCTACAACCCGTGGATCACGCTGCCCAACATCGCCAAAAAGTTTTTGGCGGCCAAGCACGCCCAGGACGGTGGCGATCCCGAACCGCTCAAAACATTTACCAACACGGTGCTCGGCCAGGTTTGGATCGAGGACGCGCAGCGCGCCAATCCCGATCCGCTGATCGATCGGCGGGAGAACTATAGCGCCGAGTTGCTGCCGTGGCAGACGTTGTACCTGACCGGTGCCATCGACACCCAGGACGACCGGCTTGAGGTCAAGCTCGTCGCCTGGCGCGCGCAGAACCGCATCGACCCGCCCGAGGCCTGGGTTGTGCTGCACAAAATCGTGTACGGCGATCCCGCGTTACAGACGGTCTGGGACGATATCGAAGCATATCTGCTGCGCGAGTACCGTACCCAGGACGGTCGGCCGCTGCGCGTCGCTGCCACCTGCGTCGACTCCGGCGGGCACCATACCGAGGCGGTTTACCGCTACTGCAACAAGCGCAGCTCCCGCCACGTCTACGCGATCCGGGGCGCGGCCGGGCCGCACCCGATCTGGCCGGCGCGCGCCGGCGCGTCGAAGAAATTCAAAGGCATCAAAGTCTGGACCGTCGGTGTCGACACCGCCAAAGACGCGCTCTACGCGCGCCTCAAGCTCACCGCCGAGGGGCCGGGATATATCCATTTCCCCGTCACCAGCGATGCCAGCGGCGCTTTTGATTTGACATACTTTCAGCAGCTTACCTGCGAGTTCGTCAAGACGCGCTTTCAAAAGGGCCACGCCATCCGTGAGTGGCACAAGCCGCCGGGCGCGCGCAACGAGGCTCTCGATCTGCTCGTTTACAATCTCGCCGCGCTGCATGCCCGCAGCGTGCCGTGGGAGATCCTGGCGCGCGGCGCGCCCATGGAACCGCCGCCGCCGAAGGATCCGGCGCCCGGCGGAGGACCGGTGGTGCCGAAGCCGGCCGCATCGCCGCCGGTGCCGATGCAGCGGAGGAAAGTGAGGTTTAAATTTTAATGAAAAAAAACGTGATCGTGACTCGTCGGCGTGGGGGGAAGGGCGCGATGAATCGGAAATGCTCCTCATAGGTGATCGAACAAAAAAAAATAGGAGGCAGCCATGGAATATTTAACCACCCGGGAAGTTGGCAAACAGCTTGATATTTGCTCCGATACAGTGCGTCAGCTCGCGCGATTGGGAAAACTCAAAGCGGCGCGAACCGTCGGGCTAAACCATCAACGGCTTTTTACCCGCGCGGAAGTGGAAAAGGTTCGTGCCAGCCGCGCGGCGAAAAAAGGGAGAAATGGCCCTACGCGGAAACCCGCGCCGCAGGAAAGATTTGCGCGGTTGATGGCCGTCTCTCGTCCGATGGTGACCAATCTCATCAGGAAAGGTGCGCTGACGCGCGGCGGTTCGGTCGCGCAGTGGTTGCTTGAGTACGCGCGGCACATGAAACAGCAGGCGGCAGGCGCGACGGAAGACAGGTAGGTCAAAATGGAGACCGCGGAATTAAAACAATCAATAAGGTTTATTCAAAACCGTGTGGGTACGACTGCGAAGGATAAGCTCGGCTGGGCGCTTGAGCTATTAAATCGTCCGCTGCAATCGCCGGGGGACTGGGAAAACGTCAAGTTGGAGCTGCGCTGTTTTTGCGATGATATGCCTGGTCACTTGGAGAAACCGCCTACCCAGCAAGAAATATCCAAGATTCTAAAGGCGTTCAGTGTGATTCTTTCCAAGGTGCTCCTACGAAAGCCAATTGAAGCCCCTGCGTCGCGGCTCAATTGGTGCGATTCAAAGCAGCGCTATGTCCTGATCGGTGGCCACGACTGGCACGAGATGGCAAGTACGCGGCTTTTTGAAATCGTAAGCCAGTCGGCACACCTGCTGCGTGAATGCCGAGCGCCAGCCCCTCGAAGCGATGAGCCCTGCGGGACGTGGTTTGTAGCAAGCCGGCACAAAGGCAGGATCTACTGCTCGGCGCAGTGCACGAGCCGGGCCGCAACCAAATCGTGGAGGAGAAATGATGAGAGCCGCGCCGACCGAGCCGCCGAAGCCACCGGAGCGCCAGCCGCCGAAGATGACGGTAGGCGAAGCCATAGACCAGGAGACCATGAAGCGGCAACGTTTCTTCGAGGGCGATGACTGGTCGAACCTATATGTCGAGAGCGTTATTGTTTTGACGGAAAATGGGGTGCCAATGATCCGGGTGTGTCCGCGAGGTCCTTCGGACCACCAGTTTCGAAAGCGGCGGATGCTAAAGAACTGGGAGATCGACTCTAAAATCTACTGGGTCGGTCATTGAGGGCCTCAATGCCGGCTGACGGCCAAGGAAATCGAGCTTGGCAGGCGGGTGGCGAAGGAGCGCGGGTTGATGACTGATAAGAGCGAGAGTTAAAACCGTGAACGATCATAGCGGGGCGGACACGCAGGTCCGCCCCTACGGGAGGAATGCTAATGGTACGATTTGATTTGCCCTCTTGTACGCATTGCCGCGGGCGCGGTAGCGTGCGACCTTTTCCTTGGATCAGCCGCAACGAATGTCGCCATTGCAACGGCACCGGATTGAGCCAGGTCGGGCGCCGGATGCTGCAGGACGAGGAAAGAGGTCAAAAGAATCCCTACCAGTATAATCCGCCACCGAAACGCTCGCCGTCGCGCACGATCCTATCACCAGTAAAGCCGTTTCAAGAAATCCGTCCGGCTGACCAGCCAGATAATACGATGAGTGCCCTGGTGACAGGGATGGCGATCGGGAGTCTGACGCGCGATCCGGCGCCGGCCGAATGTAAGCCGGAGCCGTTGGCAGAGCACGACGGGAGGTTTGGTGGGGCTGGAGCCTCGGCGAGCTTCGAAGTATGCGACTCCCCGACGCAGGAGTCAGCCGATTCATCCACGAACGATTCTTCTAGTAGCAGCGATTTCGGTTCAGACTCGGGTAGTGGCGGGACGGACACGTAGGTCCGCCCCTACAAGATCGCTGCGGGAATGGATCTCGTTCCTTAGTTTGCCAAAGCCGCGATGACCGAGCACGTCTTGTAGGGAGGCCCCAAAAAAAAGGGCCAAACCTTCGCGGCTTGGCCCTTTTAAAATGTTTCTGAGTTAAAGGTTTTTAGTCGTGCGCTGGTTCGGGATCCATCATGGATGCTACGATATCTCGCGCAGACTGAAAGTATCGCTGATGCGTGCGATGGAGCGTTCTTACGTCCTCGGCTTCAAGTAGCACGACCTCCCGAGCCCCTGACATTACCGCTAATTTATCACCGAGTTCGATCTGGAGTCTTTCATATTCCGCACGAGGGCGATCAAGTTCGGTAAACTCTCGGAAATCCCTCAGTTTCCCCTTTTTACGGTCATAATCGATTAAAAAAATCATAATTTACCCATCCTCGGTCGCCGTCGGGAGAGTGACTATAAGATCTCCCAGGAGCTGTTGCAACTGATTCTTCATGTCGATCAACTCCGGATCTTTTTTAATCCCCGCCAAAATCGTCCGAGTTTCAATGATTTCCACTCTATCTGACGACGTCGCGGTTTCTCGGCCGACCGGACACTTGTCGAAATCACCAAGCAACTTGATTATATGGCAAAAGTAGGGGCGGACCGGCGTGGCTTGCGGAGAATCCTTCGCACATTGCTTTCATAAAAACAATGGGAGAGAACGCGAGTGTTTACGGCTGCGCTCGAGCTCCGGGCCGCGGCGGTCGTCTTTCTCCACAACCATCCACCAACCTTCCCTGGAGTTTCATCTTCTCGGCGTCCATCGCGATAGATTTCGCGCGCGCCATAGGTGCATAAACCAGCGCACGACCATGCGGCGAAACTGTTTCAGCGTTGCGTCGAATTCCTGCGCGATCACGGGGTTCGAGTTGATCATCATGTGTAGCATAATCGACTGCCGGACATGTCCCGTTTCCTGAGCCAGGGTCTTTTGACTTGGGTATGCTCCGCAAGCGTCACTATCGTGCGCGTGATCGCCCAGTACGGTCCAAACATGCTTTTCGTTGGGCGGCAGTTTCCGCTTTCGCATTTCCCTGAAGATCTCGTAGCCCATTTCGATTTCAAAGCTCTTTTGACGCACCTTGCCGAGCGGTTAAGGGTGATGGCCCACCTCGCCGATTTTGACGCAGTCTAGGCTCAACAAAATCAAATAGTTTCAGCCCGCCATTTTGCAGGTCACGGACCTTTTCGCGCCGGATTTTTGTTCGACAGCCGGGAGTCGCCCATTTTTTGCGGTCGAAAACGAGCCGGCCACACCCACACCGGCACGTTGGCCTGGAGGATTCCGGCGTCAAACCAACACCGCGACCGAAACCAAGACCGGTCATGGCGGTGTGATAAAATTCGATCACGGACCGATATGGGACGACGCATTCTTTGAACTTGCCGCTTAGCACACGTAAGACGACGTAACATCTGCGCGTTCAGGCGAGCGTTCGTGGTATAAGCGGACCATGCCAGCCGACCTTTTCGACCTGACGCCGTTTGTCCGCGCCGAACTCTTGGCGCGCTATCGGCAGATCATCGACCAGCGCGTGGAGATTTTGGCGGCGTTCGTCGCGCAGCACAACTGTCTCCCCGACGAGGCCGCGCAGGTCGTGATAAAGATCGACCGCAACACCGAAGTTTTTTACGTCACCAAGCGATCTGAAGACCCTACACGAAACGCGGTCAAATCGGCGCGGGAATGAATCTCGGCTCTCAGTTTGCCAAAGCCGCGATGACGTCTTGTTTGGTGTGGCTCAGCTTCTGCGGCTTGCACATGCCGCAGCCGGCGCGGCGATTGGGCGGGCGGCGGCGTTTGTGATTCACAAGGCTTACTTTTTATTTATATCACCGATTCCTTTAATGATTTCACGAATCTCTTTCTGCTGTATCTCTGGTTGCAGGCGTTCCTCCGATTTTTTATCTGCTTCGCTCCTTGGCGTAGTTCCGCGTTCGCTGATTGGACTGGCAAAGGGATCCGGTATTTGCGTTGGTTCTTCCGATCTGATTTTTGCCACAGCTTCCGTCAATGTCCCCGAGGCCAGATAAATTCTTCCACGGCGTTCTCCCTGCGGTACCAGGTATCCGGCATTAACCATGTCGCGAAGATCGCGACTGGCTAGCACGTCGCTGATCTCTGCATTGACTCGATATCTTGCCGGACGCACGTGGTAGCCCATTGCAGCATCTCCTAGCGCATAAATCGCGCGCTCTGGCAAAGCAGATTTTTTGATGCGTTCCTCCAAGTAGGCCCAGACTTTAGCAATGAGACGGGTCCGCCTAAGAAGTGTGGCGGCCTGGCGATAATGAGCGAGTAGATTAAACCGAATCCAGGGACGGGAGTCATTGCCTGGATTCCACGAGCCTTTTCCGACTGCCGCCAACACATCGTAGTATGCTCGGGTGTTCTTGCCGCTGCCGAGATATTCTTCAATAGAAGAAAAATTGGGATCGCCGATGCCTGACTTCATTGCGACTACCAAGCTCTGCAGGCACCTCGCGACTCGTCCGTTGCCATCGGAAAAGGGATGGATCATTACAAGATTCAAATGCGCCATCGCGGCTTTTACTAAGATATGGTCTTCATCCTCGGTCCCGGAAAGATATTCCATCAATTCGGAGATCAACGTCGGTACATCCTCACGAGGAGGAGCTTCGTAAACGTTTTCTCCCTTTTCTTCGTCGCGGACCCATATATCTCCAGGGCGCCAGTTTCCCGGATGCTTGGGAAGATCATAGTGGATGATCATGTAATGCAGACTGCGTAAAAACCCCTCACTCATTTTGAAATTGGGGTCTTTGGCAAGCTGCAAGACATACGTCATCGCGTTTCGGTAACCGGTTGTCGCGTCCCATGAGATCGGGTTCGCCGTCAAAGGCTGTTCGCCTTCAATGGCGGCAACGGCGTCCTCGACGCTCACGACGTAACCCTCAATGCTGTTTGAACCGCGGATCGCGCGGGCGAACGTATCCCGGCGCAAAATGCCGGTCCAACGGGCAGGGGTGGAGAGGTGTATTTTTAGCGCCTTATACATCTCCCGGATTTCCCGTATTATGGCCTCTTCTTTACGATCTAATTTCACGCTTTTGAACAGCATTGCACGCTCCGTTAACCAATAGTTATATTATTATATAAATACTTATTATCTTTTTTGTCAATTCATAGTTATCGGCTCGCGAAACTCATTGCGCGATTCGCGCAAGATCGGTATGGTGCCATTAGGAGTGGTTTCCAAAAGTAACTGACCCAATATGCCTTACACCCAAGCAGACCTTGACGACCTCGATCAGGCGATCCGTGACATCCGGGACGGCAAGCGGGTCGACTCGCAGAGTGCGGGCGAGGCATCGCAAGCCTTTGCCAACCCGACTATTGATTCCTTGCTGAAGCTGCGCCCGGTGATGGAGTTGGATATTGCGAACACGACCCCCGTCGGCGAAGTGCGCCTGCGCGGCAAGCCTCGCCTTTTCCTAATGAGATTCAAACGCGGCCTATGACGACGAAAATCATTACCCATAGCGGCCAGGAGTTTGACACGGCGCAAGCCTACCAGCAGCACACCGTCGAGCGGATCAAACAGAAATGCCCGGATGCGGTCATCCGGTCGCCTCGCGACTATGACAAAAACCAAGACGAAACCGCGTAACAAGAAAAAGAAAATTACGAAGTCGCCCGCCGTCGGCAAGCAGACCCTCCGCGTTCGCAATCGCTACGAGGCCGGCGCCGCCGGGCGCCGGCTCGGCATGTGGATGCCGGGCTCGCCCGGACCCAACGCGGCGATCTTGAACGACCTCGACCTGGTGCGGTCGCGCTCGCGCGACGCCACGCGCAACAACGGCTGGATCAAAAAGGGCATCGCCTCCTGGGTGTCGAACGAGATCGGCACGGGCATCGTGCCGCGCTCGCGCGCGCCCGATAAAGAATTTCGCAAGGCGGCCGACGCGCTGTTCGACCAGTGGAGCAAGGTGGCCGACGCCGACGGCGTGCTCGATTTCTACGGACTCCAATCGCTCGCCTCGCGCAATCGCGTCGAGGGCGGCGAGATCTTCATCCGGCTCCGCCCGCGCAATCTCACGGACGGCCTGCCGGTGCCGCTGCAGCTGCAATTTTTAGAGCCCGAGTTTTGTCCCAACAATACCAACGAAGCGCTGCCGACCGGCGGTCGCACGATCCGCGCCGGCATCGAGTTCAACGGCGTCGGCGCGCGCACCGCCTATTGGATGTACCGCCAGCACCCGGGCGAAAAATTCCCGACGGCGAGCCTGCTCGAGCTGGTGCCCGTTCCCGCGGCCTCGGTGATTCACCACTTCGCGCCGCTGCGGCCGGGCCAGATTCGCGGCGTGCCGTGGACTGTTCAGGCGCTCATCAAGACCAAGGACTTCGACGACTACGACGACGCCGAGCTGGTGCGCAAGAAAAACCGCTCGTCGTACACGGCGGCAATCACCCGCGCGGCCTACGCCGACGACGATTATAAATTCGATCCGTTCAGCGGCGATCCGATCGATCCCGACGCCGACGGCGTGCCGACGATGACCGTCCAGCCCGGCTCGATGGTCACCATGTTGCCGGGCGAGGATCTCAAATTTTTCGACGGCGACAACACCGGCTCGGGCTACGCCGACTTTGTGCGCCAGCAGTTGATGGGCGCGGCGGCGGCCCTCGATATTCCCTACGAATTTTTGTCCGGCGACATGAGCAAGGTCAACGACCGCTTGATGCGCGTCATCTTGAACGAGTTTCACCGAATTCTGGAACAGTCGCAGTGGCACCTGATGATCCCGCAAGTTTGCGCGCCGATCTGGAGCGCGTGGATGGACATGGCCGTGCTCTCCGGCGCGCTCGCCGCGCCCGGCTACGCCGAGCGCCGCGCCGAGTATCAGCAGGTCGATTGGCGCGCCCAGCGGTGGGCCTATATCCAACCGGTGCAGGACGTTCAGGCGCTGCGCGACGAGGTCGCCGCCGGATTCAATTCAAGATCCGGGGTTGCCGCCGAGCGCGGCGAGGACGCCGAGGCCATCGACGAACAGAACGCCGAGGACAAGCGCCGCGCCGAATCGCTCGGGCTCACCTACGAAACGCACAGCGCCAAGCTGGCCGATCCGGCCGGAGATCCGGTCGCCGCCGACATGACCGCCGAGGAGCAGGCCGCCGCGATGGACCGCGCCCGCGCCTTTCGCCGGGTGAACGCGGCGCACTACGCATGAGCCGACGCATCATCCACATTCAGAACGCCGTCAGCGCGGAATTAAACCGCCACGCCGACGCCATCGAGTGCGATCAATCGATCTCCAAAATACAGGTGACCGTGACGATGGACCGCCATTCGGGGATGCCCGCGCGCGTGTCTTATAACGCGAGCTCGGACAACCACGTCGAGACGCGATTGACAGAAGGAGTGCGAATAGCCAGAATGTCTCGCTAGACACACGACCACCACATTTGCTCTCGGCCCGAGATGTAGAGGCCCCGCGTCGATTCTTTTTGAACCGGCGGCGGGGCCTTTTTTTTTGCATGGAGGTTTGAAAATGAAATGGGAAATCAAAGCGCAGGGCGAGCCCGCCGGCGAAGCCGACATTTACATCAACGACTTCATCGGCGACTGGATCGACAGTCATTGGGATTTCGGTGTCACGTCCAAGGGATTCTTGGACGAACTCAACCGCCTGCCCGAGTCGATTAAAAACGTCCGCCTGCATATCAACTCGCCGGGCGGCGACGTGTCCGCCGCCAATCATATCGCCAACATTATCCGCGACCAGCAGACGACCAAGGGCCGGACCTTCGAGGCGCTCATCGAGGGCGCGGCGTGGTCCGCCGCGACGATCATTACCAGCGCGTGTAACCCGACGCGGATCGCCGACAACGGCCTGATGATGATTCACAACCCGTGGACGATCGTCCTCGGCGACGCCGCCGAGCTGCGCAAGCAGGCCGACGTAATGGACAAATTCAGAGACTCGATCGTCGCCGCCTACCAATGGAAAACCCCGCTCGAGGAAAAAGAAATCATCGAGATGATGGACAGCGAGTTCTGGATGGACGCGGACGAGGCTATCGAGTTTGGCTTCGCCGACAGCAAGATCGAGGGGTTTCGCGCCGCCGCCGCGCTCGACGCCGCGATGCTCGCCAAGGCTCCGAAGATTCCCGAGGAGTATCAGGAGCGCGTCAACGCTTTAATCAAGCCGGCCCCGACCGCCGTCGTGATTCCGGTGGCGGCCGCTCCCGACGCCGGGGCGATCGCAGCGAAAATCATTGAAGACACCCGCGCCGCCGCCCTGGAGATCACCGAATTGTGCAAAGCGGCGGGCGTGGCCGACCAGGCCGGGGATTTTCTGGCGGGCGGCAAAACGCCCGACGAAGTCCGCGAGCGGCTAAAGGACGCGGGCGAGATCCGCTCCGCGTGCGTCGCCGCCCGCCTGCCCGACCGCGCCAACCGCTACATCAAGGCCGGGTTCGCGCTCGACGAGGTGCGCGCCGACCTGCTGGAAATTTTGAAGGCGCGCGACATCGACATCGACAACAAGCTGCCGACCACCGAGCGCAGCGCCGCGCTGCCGTCGCTCAACGTGTCGGCCATCTACGCCCGGCTCCGTCAGCCTTTGTTCGCGAAAAAATAACGTCAAGGAAAAATAACAGGAGGTTCAATCATGTCGTTGACCGAAGTTTTAGCCAATTTTGAGTCGGTGTTGTGGGAGGCCAATCCCGAGTATTGCCGCGAGGAAATCACCGTGGCCTCCGGCCAAAAGCTGGCCGCCGGCACCGTCGTCGGCATCGTCAGCTCGGGCGGCGCGGTCGCCGTTTACGCCAACGGCGCGAGCGACGGCACCCAGGCAGCGGGCGGAGTCCTGCTTGCTGCCGTGGACGCCAGCGCCGCAGCCCAAAAGGGCGTTTTGCTCAAGCGCGGCCCGGCCATCGTCAAGGGCGCGACGCTCAATTGGGGCACCAGCGACGCCACGGCGCAGGCCGCCGGCAAAGTCGATCTCGCGGCCCTCGGCATCATCGTCCGCGAATAAATTAACGCGCCATCGGCGCACCACAAAAAAGGAGAATCGTAAATGGCCCCTAACATGCTGGATGTCTTTCGCGGCGGCGGGTTTGACGTAATCTCGCTCAGCGAGGCAATGAACAATTTACCGCTGATGCCGACGCGCCTCACCGCTATGGGACTGTTCGCCGATGAAGGCATCGACACGACCATCGTCGCCATCGAGGTGCTCGACGGCGCGCTCAAGCTCATCAAAAACACCCCGCGCGGCGCTCCCGCCACGCCGGTCACCGAGGGCAAGCGCACGTTGACCGACCTGCGCATCACGCACTTGGTGCAGAACGGCTCGGTGCTGGCCGACGAGGTGCAGGGTATCCGCGCCTTCGGCAGCACCACGGAAAAGGACCAGGTCCAGGCCAAGGTCGACCGCGAGCTCCTACAGATGCGCAACAACATCGCCGTCACCGTCGAGCATTTGAAGATGGGCGCTTTGAAGGGTCTCATCCTCGACGCCGACGGCTCGACGATTTACAACCTTTACACCGTGTTCGGCGTGGCGCAGCAGACCGTCGACATGGAACTCAGCACCGCCGCCACCGACGTGCTGCTCAAGTCAATCGACATCGCCGCCGCCATCGAGGACGCCCTGGGCTCCTACATGTACACGGGCATCCACGCGTTTTGCGGCTTGGATTTCTTCAAGGCGATCACCTCGCACAAGTCGGTGCGCCAGTTCATGCTCAACACCGGGCAATCGCAGAGTGTCATCGAGAACGGCTTTCGCTTCAACGGCGTGCTGCTCGGCAACGTCATGTGGGAACTCTATCGCGGCAAGGTCGGCTCGACGAATTTTGTCGAGAGCGACGAAGCCTACGCTTTCCCGCTCGGCGTTCCAGATATGTTCAAGACCTACTACGGCCCGGCCGATTACGTTGAGACCGTCAACACGCCCGGCATTCCGTACTACGCCAAGCAGGAGATGATGCCCTTTGAAAAAGGCGTCCAGTTCGAGTCGCAGAGCAATCCTCTGCCGATCAACAAGCGCCCGCGCGCGGTGATCAAGCTCGGCCTCGATAGCGCGTCGTAAAAAATAGCGGGCGGCCCGCGCCGCCCAGAGAGAGGCCAGCCCTTGACTCCCGACTGTTTGACCATCGTCGGCTGGTTGTGGCGTCAGGAAAAGTCGGCGATCGAGTACACGCCGGAGCGCGCCAATATCTGGGCGCGCATGATCGACCGACACCTGAAGATCCCGCACCGGTTCGTGCTGATGACCGATCAACCCCAGGCCGCCTTCGATCCGCTGATCGAGGCGCGGCCGCTGTGGGACGATTGGCGTGAGATACGCAACCCGAACTGGGCGGCGAGCAAACCCCATTGCTACGTGCGCCTCAAGGCGTTCAGCGACGAGGCCAAAGAAATCTTCGGCCCGCGCTTTGTGTCGATCGATCTCGACTGCGTGGTCGTCGGCGATTTGGGTCCGCTGTTTACCCGCAGCGAAGATTTTCTCATCTACCAGCGCGGCCGCGGCGCGGTGCGCGACCCGCTCAACACTTACAACGGCTCGATGTGGTTGATGACCGCCGGAGCGCGGGCGCAGGTCTGGACGAACTTCCAGGGCGCGCCGTCGATTGCCGCAGCCTCCGCCTATCTCGGCAGCGACCAGGCGTGGATGCGCCATGTGCTCGGGCCGAACGAAAAGGGCTGGACGCCGCTTGACGGGGTGTGGGCCTGGACCCAGATCCGCTACGACGCCCGCTTCAAGAAAAATCCGCCGCCGGGCGCGCGCATCGTATTTTTCCAAGGCGGCCAAAAGCCCTGGAATTTCAAGGCCGACCCGCCGCCCGAGCTCACCTGCCCGCAGTGTGGCGGGCCGGTGCCGATCGTCGCGCCGGAACCCTGGACGGTCACCTGGTCGCAGCCCGCGACGACCCATGCGAGCAGCAGTTGGATCGTGAAGAACTATCAATGAAATCGGAAAAGGTTCAAGAAATCCCCCTTCCTCCCCCTTTGACAAAGGGGGAAAGAGGGGGATTTTCCGGAGACGTTCTGACGATCGTCGGCTGGCTCTGGCAAAGCGAGCAATATCACTCGCGCTACACGCCGGAGAACGCCAACATTTGGGCGCGCATGATCCACCGCAACCTGACGCTGCCGCACCGCTTCGTGCTGTTCACCGATTATTTTGACCGGGCCGCAATCCAAAATCCAAAATCCGAAATCGAAAATCCTTTCGATCCGCTGATCGACGCGCTGCCGCTGTGGGACGACTATCATCTGCTCGGCAACCCCGTGTGGCGGCCCGAGTTTCCGCAATGTTACGTGCGCCTCAAGGCGTTCAGCAAGGAAATGGTGGCGGTGCTCGGCCCGCGCTTCGCCTCGATCGATCTGGACTGCATCGTCGTCGGCAATTTGGACGAGATTTTAGGACGCACCGAAGATTTCGTGATCTACCGCCAGCCCGCGCGCCAGTCCTTCGACAAGGCGCAACCCTACAACGGCTCCATGTGGCTGATGAATACCGGCTGCCGCCCGCGCGTGTGGGAGGACTTCCACGGCGCGGAGAGCCTCGCGCCCTTCGTCGGCGATCCCAAGCGCGAGCATTTTTTGCAGACCGACCAGGGCTGGATGGCCTTCACGCTCGGCCTGCAAGAGCAGGGCTGGAGCGACCGGGACGGCGTCGTCATGTGGTCGTGGCTCCAGCACAAGGGCTGGAAGCTGCCGGACAACGCCAGGATCGTTTTCTTCAACGGCAAGACCAAACCGTGGGACTACCTCTGGATCGGAGAGAACTATGGTTGACCTCGAGGCGCTGCGCGCCTACGCGCGCACGTTGCCCAGCCAGGGCGGGGTCGAGATCGGCCCGTGGCTGGAGAAGTATGCCGCCGAGGTGGATCCGGCCCAGGCCATCGTCGAGGTCGGCTGCTGGCTCGGCGGCGGCACGGCGCACCTGGCCCTCGGCGCGATGCAAAGCGGCGCGGCGATCTATACCTATGACCGGTTTCTCTGCGTCAACGAGGAGGAGCGCGGCAAGGCGGCGCGCTTCGATGTCCATTTCGACATCGGCGCGAACACGCTGCCGTGGGTCTATGAAAGGCTCAAGCCCTTCGCCGCGGCGGTCCATTTCCACAAGGGCTCGTTTCGGAAATTCACCTGGCACGGCCAGAAGATCGGCCTCTACGTCGACGATCTCACCAAGGTCGAGGAACTCTGGCTCGCCGCGATGGCCGCGTTCCTGCCGTCGTTCATCCCCGGCAAGACGCACCTGTTTTTGCAGGACTATCACTTCGACGAGGAGGCCGGCCCGAAATACGCCGCGCAAAAACGCTACATGGCGGCCAACCCCGCGCGCTTTGAATTGCTCGAAGATCGTTTGGCCGGGACGACCTGCGCGCTGTTTAGGTTTTTAGGATGAGAAAAGTTGTTTCGTTCAGAGGTTATTGGACTATCGCGGCAGTCGAGGCGGGAGTGCAACTGCATCGTCAGGCGGGCGTGACGATCACCAACGTGTGTCGCTCGGCGTACGGAGATTGGTTCATCGTGGGCGAAACATGATCACCATCGTTTTAAGCTACTACGAGAACGGGCTGATGCTCGAACGCCACCTAGAGGAGTGGGCGGGCTACGCGCCGGAGGTCAAGGCGGAGCTCCGCGCGGTCGTCGTCGATGACGGATCGCCGCGCGATCCCGCCGTGGCGCACCTGCGCAATGTCGGCTTCCCGGTCGACGTCTACCGCATCCGGCAGAACCTCATCTGGAACGTCGCGGGCGCGCGCAACCTCGGCATGACCCAGGCCCCCGACGGCTGGTGCCTGCTCACCGACATCGACCATCTGCTCAAGGCCGACTACGCCGCCAAGCTGACCGCCAGCCCGCCGTTCATCTCCGGCTACTATTACCACCTGGCGCGGCGCTGGTCGGACGGGCGCTACCTCGAACCGCACCGCAACAGCTACGTCATCGAGCGCGCGCTTTACTGGCGCGCGGGCGGCTGCGACGAGGATTTCACCGGCTGGTGGGGCGCGGGCGAGGGTCCGTTCCGCGCCAATTTGAAACGGATCGCCGGACGGCTCGAGCTGCCCGACATTCAGCTCACGCACTTCGGGCGCAACGATATTTGCGACGCCTCCACGCGCGAGTGGGGCCGCAAGGGCAGCCCCTACGACTACGCGCGCAACCCGCTGCTGCGGCGCAAAAAAGCACCCTACCGTCCGGAGAATCCGCTGCGCTTCGATTGGGAGAGGGCGAACTGATGGCGGTCAAACTGAAACCGATCGGCGGCGGCTTCGCCGGGCTGGCCCGGCGGATCCCCAACGCCACGGTCGCCGCGCTCAACCGGGTGGCGGCGAGCGCCCGCGCCAGCGCCGCCAAGACCGTCGGCGCGGATCTCGGCATCAAGCAGTCGGCGGTGCGCGCGGCGGTGGTCGTCAACAAGGCCAGCGTCTCGACGATGGAATCCCAGGTAATCGCCAAGGGCAAACGGATTCCGCTCATCGATCTCGGCGCGCGCCAGGTGGGACGCGGCATCACGTACAAGCGCGGCGCGGGGCGCAAGCTGATCCCCGGCGCGTTCATCGGGCGCATGAAGTCCGGCCATCGCGGCGCGTTCAAGCGGCTTGGCCGCAAGCGGCTGCCGATCTACGAGCTGTTCGGCCCGTCCATCGTGCTGCCGTTCATTAAAAAGACCGTGCAGAGCGCCATGCAGGCGGTGATCCGCACGCGGATGCCCATCGAGATGGCGGCGGCGGCCAAACATTTTGGGAAGGGCTGATGTCGCGCCTGCAAATTTTCCAAGCGATCGAGGAGCAGTTGAACACCATCGACGGCCTGCTCGTGAAGTTCGAACCGCTCGATCTGAACGAGCCGGTCAAGCCGGTCGTCGGCATCGTGCCGGTCACCGACGCCCGCGCGCGGAGCAGCAAGACCGGCGCGACCCAGGTGCTCAATTTCAACCTGCGCCTGCTCGCCGCGACCGCCTATGAACTGGAACCGTGGGCGGTGCTGCTGGCCGCCAAGATGGAGGAGGATCTCGAATGGGGCGGCTTGGCGCGCGACACCGAGCTCGAGGAAATAGCGTGGCTGTTTTACGACCCGGTGTTTCCCCAGACCGGCGTCGATATGAAGTACAAATTGACCTACTGAGGGCGCGATGAATCGCGCCCCTACACAATCGGATTTGAACAGGGAGGGTTTTAATTATGGCAGGCGAACAACCGGGCAAAGATTTTTTGTTGTACGTGGAAACGTCTCCCGGTGTTTTCACGATGATCGGCGGGCAGCGCGGCGCGACCCTGAAGCGGACCAACGACACGGTCGACGCCTCGCACAAGACAAGCGGCGCGTGGAAGATCCGCCTGCCGGGGCTCAAGGACTGGTCGATCTCGGGCGACGCCGTGTCGATCCTGTCCGACGTTGGGGTGGCGAAGCTGCGCTCGGCGTACAACGCCTCGGAACTGGTCAAGGTGCGTTTCAACGAACCCGATGACTCGGTGATCTATAGCGGCGACGCGACCATCGCCGACCTGTCGATCCAGACCCCGCACGACGGCGTGGCGACGGTTTCGATCGAACTCCAGGCGGCCAGCCCGCTCGAGGAGACGGCGGCGACCTAAAGCAATGGCAAGAATGATCGAAACGGGCGTCGTGCTCATCGGGCTTGACCGGCCGCGTCGGTTGCGCTTCGGCGTCAACGCGATCGCGCTCGCCGAGCCGCTGCTGAGCGTCGAGCTGTCGGTGATCTTGAACGCGCGCCGGATGTCGATCGGCGACCTGCGCGCGCTCCTGTACGCATCGCTCAAGTGGGAGGACGAACGCCTCACGCTCGAGC